TTCAGAGCCTGAATGGCTTTTATTGAGTGAAATAAGACGTGTGCTTAAGTCTGTATATGGGGATCTTTCTTCTAAAATACTAGCTCAACAGTCACTTTTAACTGAAGCAGTTCATAAGATGGCCAGGAAAGAAGGATTGAGCATAGATCAATTTAAAGAAAAAGGGTCTCTTAATGATATAGTTGCTGATGTGCTTGGTGTAGATGGTTTGAATATGAATTTTTACATCAATGAGGATGGCAAGGTGATCTCAATGAATCACTTTTTTAACTATATAGAAGACTATGTTCCATATAGATTCTCTATTACTGACATGCTTCTTAATTCTATTGAATATAAAGATGCGCTTGAGGTTAGGATTGATGAGGCTGAGAGGGGGCTTGCTAGCTTTGTAGATAAAAACCAAGATAATATGGTACAGGTAGGTCAGGAGATTATTGATAGGAAAGTAGATATACAAGAGCTTCGTGATGCATTGTTAATAATGAATGATAAAATTAATATGACTGTTGGGGTATTGAAGCCTGAAAACATTGATCATGCAAATATCAATCAAGCTACAAAACTAAAAGCTACAATGGAGAGAGGTTTAATGATGGAGCCTCTACCAAGATATGTAAATGATAAGGGAGACATTACTTTCGCAGAGTTTACTGTAAATAAGAAGGGTGAAAAAAAGCCTAATAAAAAGTTTTCTGAAGGAAGACGGCTAGACTTCAATGTCTTTACTAACTATATAGATGAAGCATATAAACAATTAGAGCAAAACTCCGTAAAGATTGAATTATTAAATGCAGTGCAAGGTGTTGATCAGCCAACTAGAGATTTTATTGTAGACCATTTCAAGGCTTCAATAGGGAATCTTGATGTAGATGCTGGATTATTTAGTGTTGATTATAGTGATGCTGCATTTGCAAAGCTTATAACTCCAATGTACAAAAAGTTTTATGGAAGTGATTTTGAAGTTACTCCAGATATGGTCCATAGATTCGGAAGACTGCATAGTAAGTTAATTAGTGCATCATTGTTAGGGTGGTCATCAGCATTAAATAATAATGCTCAGAGATTAAGTGGAGCTATAGAGCATGGCTTTGGTAATTACTGGACTGCAATGAAGTTTGTAAAAGAAAACCCAACTCAAGCTCAGGCAATTGCTGATGCTATGGGTGTTACTGATACACTTACTGCTATGGCTGATGCTCTCTCTGGATCTGTTGGAGGTGATATTAGTCCTCTTAGTGGAGCAATTAATATTAAGGACAGGGTATTATTAACACTAGATAAGCATGATTTTGTTGGTAAAGCATATATTAGTGAAAGCTGGGATATTTGGATATCTAGGATGATAGAAAATCATGATCCTGAAAAAAGGCATGATGCTAATACATTAGCTAAATTAAAAAGAAAAGCATTAGAGGGATATTGGGATGCTACTACTGGAGTTAAAAGAGCTGCAGAAGCTAAGGGTGGGATCGATAAGCTTACTAAGAAGCAAATAAAATCTCTTACAAGTGAATTGCATTACATTATGGGTAATGATCAGGTGAATAAATATGTAGGTTGGGCTTTATCAGGAGCTATTTTAACCGGAACATCTGGCGATGTATTATTTGGATTCCAACAATCAGAGCTTAGAATGCGTGTTGAAACAGCTGTATTAGGAGCTATGATGGCGCTAGAGTCTGGGATTATTCCAGAAAGCCATGTTTCAAAGTTTGCATCTGACCCTATGCAGTTATATACACATCCAAATGCTATTGCCTATGGACGTACATTAGTCTATAATACTTTATTTGGGTTGTCACCTGCATTTCTACCAAAAGCATTTAGAGGATTCTGGGGACAAATGTTATTTAAATTTAAGCCTTATACATGGCATCAGATGCGTAATGAAATGAGGACTATGAGTAATTGGTTTGATTCTATAGAAGGATCTGAAAATGTTATGGAGAAAGCTTTAGAAGCGACACTAAACCCTCAAAGCAAAGTTGAGGAAAAGGCTAGAAGATTCTTTTTAAGTAGAGGATTGATATCTCTATTCTCATCATTCCTACAATTTATGCCAATAGTTGGACCAGTAGTAAAAACACTTAAATATCAAACAATTAATAGAGCTTTAAGTGGATCGCTGGAAAGAGGTGGTTCTTCTGTAGTGCTAGGACTTGGTTTTAATATGCTTGCAAAAAGCATTTATATAACTGGATTAATCGAGGATGACGAAGAGGATGAGAAACTTAATGAAATACTGTTAAGATTCTTTGCCCCTATGGCTGTTACCTCAATGGTAGATGCTTATAATGACGGAGACATTGATTATCTTCGACCATTACAGCTCTACCAACGAGGATTATTTACAGCATATGACACAATAACAGATCTATTTGATTAATTCCTTAATGCATGGTCTTTCCATTTGATTGGATAGAGCTGCAAATTCCTTTTGAATTAGCCTTAATCTAAGATATATATCAGTCATATTTGTTGTTTCGTCGATACTAGCGCTTGCATAATCATCTAGTATCTTAATGCAGTCTTCACATAAATCACTTTTCACTTATCAACTCCAAGAATTTATCGTATTCTAGAACAGCATATGTCTTTGTTCTGTTCCGCTTAAATACTAAGACCGGACTTCTATCCTGACAATTGCTCTGGGCTTGTTCTAGTGATGCCCAAAGGTCTAGTCTTTCTTTATTCTTACACTCAAATGAATATGGTATAAGCTTCTTGGCAGCTGGAGAAAGGACTACATCTTCTCCAGTCATTCCCATTGTTTGTGATTTAATGTCATCTTCCTCTAGGCGGGAGGAGAACAATTCACGCAAAGTATCCCTTACATGATTCTGTAATCTCCTCCCCTTAGCCTTTGAGGCTTTTACGTTAATTCCCATAGGGGAAATCTACCATTCTTCCTTGGTGAACGTCTTTGGATTAAGCGCAACCGTAGCACGCTCTTTAATTGTTGCAATATCATTGCCGTTTAATAAATCCCTAAGGATCGTGTGAGATTCTCTGACTTGAGCTTTATATAGGTCTAATTGAGCCTTATCGAAATTGCTTTCAATTGCCTCATTTACTAGTATCTCTTCCATTGTGTTTCCTTTATCTTCTTCTTTTATGGTTAATAGCCAGGACTGAATGTCCATAGCTTCTTTTTCTACTAATAATTTATTAAAGTTTTTATGAGCATTTGACCCCACAAGTGCATAAGCCACAAGGCTTGCTATCTTCATCGTCAACGAGTGACTGATTTTCACGTTGTACTCTTTTAATTGTCTCTCCAATTATAGTATTCCTTTCTTCGTTAGTCAATAATATTGCAGTTACACGTTCTTTTCTATCTCTTTGTTCTCTAATCTCTACATCTATATCAAGAACAAACTCTAAAGCTTCTATCCATCCTTGATTATGAGCCCAATCCATTTCATCCATGGCTTGAGAACCATCACGATCAGAGTACTCTTTCCTTAAGCACTCTTCTATATTCTCCTTACTCTTCATCAAAAAACCACTTTCTCTTTTTATTTTTAGGTCCAATTTCTTTAATAGCACACTTCTTGCATATTTCATATTCATATGCAGGTACAAGTGCTGCAATGGCTGGATGTGGCCTGCGAATAAAAACATTCACAGGCTTTATCCAACTTGTACTACAGCCTTTGCACTTAAAGCTAGCCCTCTTCTGATTCTGATTGCTTAGAGTTGGCAAATTCTTCAACTATTAGCTCCAGTTCATTTATTTGTCTAAACAAATCAAGCATACGCTTTGCAGTTTGCTCTCTAAATGCATTCATGCTGTCTTTCCAGTCAGCATCATCAGTTATTCTATCTTGCATACTCATACTGTTTCATCTCCTACTGCTTGATACGATACTTCACCAGTATCTGGGTTAAATACGGTATTATTTTCAGGTTTAGCACTATCAGCTAAAAACTCTTCTACACCCCATTCAACATTAGCTTCACCTTCAGCCATTGCCCATAATAGGGTTAGATATACAATAGCATCTTTAATCCTGCCACGTACATCTTCTCTTTGAGATGTGTGCCCATTAACATGAGCTATAATGCCATCCATATGTTTCATTAAAAATGTCATTAACACTTTATCTCTTGTTGTACTTAATTGTCTTGCTGTTCTTTCAAAGTTTGCAAATACATTAACCACATCATGAGCATACTCCTTTTGACCTTCATCTCTGGTCTCTTTAATCTCATCAATGATTTCTGCAAAGAACTCATCATATCTATCTTTTGTCATTAATACTCTCCAATTACTGCTAATTCATTTTTAATCAGCTTGTTGTTTATTACCTCTAGTCTCATGTCTACATGTTCACGCTCTCTATTAGCTTCACATCTAATCCGTAATTCTTCAATAAGTCCTGTCATCTTACTCTTAGATGGTATAACTGATAGAAGTTTATTAGTATTATATGCTGTTCTAAACGATCCTTTAGCTGAAGCAACATTCATATTACCTTCATGGAATGCACCTTTAGTAATCTCACTAACAGTGAATACTACTATATTATGCTTAACTGCAACTTCCATTAATGCTTGTGATGCTTCCTCTGTCTTCATATTCGGATCTCTATGCTTAGATTTAAATAATCCCATATGATCTACTACTACTATCTCAGGTTTAACTGATAGCATTGATATACGTTTATCTAATTCATTTGCATATGGACAGGAATAGTCAACTGTAAGCCATTTAAACCTTTCATCCATTCCATTCTTACCTTTAGAATAGTGATCTCTTAGCTGTTCTTCACTCCAGCCCATTTCTATCTGGACAAACCTTGACCATATTTGCCTTGGAGACATTTCCATCTCTACAAAG